AGGGGGTTGACAAAACCCCCTTTTTTTGTTATACTATATACATTATTCTAAAGAAGTGAGTCTATGTCCAATTTTTATACATCGGTTGTCCGTTTTGGCAACAAACTTCTGTACCGTGGTTTCGAGAACGGCAAAGAAGTAAAACGCAGAATCCCATTCAAACCAACTCTTTTTATGTCCGGTACCGCAGAACAATCTGATGGTTGGACTACACTTGACGGTCTACCCGTACAACCAGTAACCTTTGACTCTATGACAGAGGCGAAGGACTTTGACAAACGTTACGAACATGTCTCCAACTTTACTATTGCAGGCAATACTAATTATGTTGCCCAATTCCTCGGAGAAGTCTTCCCTGATAAGATTGACTATGACCGTAGTCTCATCAAGACTGCGAACATCGATATCGAGGTTTTCTCTCAGGATGGTTTCCCTACTCCTGGCGCGGCCGCATATCCTGTTACCGCAATCACTATGCGTCAAGACTGTGGTACGTACTGGGTCTGGGGTTGTCAAGACTATACAGTATCCCGTGATGACGTACTCTATATCAAATGCGACAACGAACTAGACCTACTTCGTAAGTTTGTCCGACAGTTCGAACAGTACGCACCCAATATTATTACTGGTTGGAACACACGATTCTTTGATATTCCGTATCTAGTCAATCGTATGGTTAAACTCCTCGGTGACGATACCATGGCAAAACGCATGTCTCCGTGGGGTCTTATCCGTGAACGCAATACTACTATCAATGGTAAACCCAACCAAGAGTTTGTCCTTGAGGGTATCGAACAACTCGATTACCTTGAGGTCTTCAAGAAGTTCACCTACAATACTCTGGGTCAACAAGAATCCTATCGACTGGATCATATTGCCCATGTAGTACTGGGTGAACGCAAACTATCCTATGAGGAACATGGTTCTCTGTTTGCCCTGTATGAGAATGACTTCCAAAAGTTCATTGACTATAACATCAAAGACGTTGAGTTGGTACATCTCCTCGATGTTAAACTTGATTTGATTTCATTAATTCTCACCATGGCCTACAAGGCGGGTGTGAACTATAATGATACTCTGGGTACGACTGCTATCTGGGACACCATCATCTACCGACTTCTGAATAAGAACAAGGTTGCGGTTCCTAAGAAGATTGAGAAACCCAAGACCGCATATCCTGGCGGTTACGTGAAAGACCCACAGGTTGGTTCGCACGACTGGGTAACCTCATTCGATTTGGCATCTCTGTATCCTAACATCATTGTACAATACAATATGTCACCCGAGACGGTAATGGACGGATTCGTTAGCAATGTCTCGGTCGATAAGTTTCTGGACGGTTCGATTGACCTGACTGACCAGAATCTAGAATATTCTCTTGCACCTACTGGTGTTAGATTCACCCAAGATAGAGAAGGTGTGATTCCCATAATCATTAAACAGTATTACTCGGAACGTAGAGTAATCAAGAAGAAGATGTTGGAATGTCAACAGGAGATGCAGACCAACCCATCTAAAACTCTAGAGTATACCATAACTTCTCTGAATAATCAACAGATGGCAATTAAGATTCTTATGAATTCACTTTATGGTGCCCTTGGGAATCGTTGGTTCAGATATTTCGACCAAAGAGTTGCAGAGTCCATTACTCTTGCTGGTCAACTTGCAATCAAATGGGCAGAGAGAGCAGTAAACAATGAAATGCAAAAACTTCTTAACACGGATGAAGACTACGTTGTGGCAATTGATACCGACTCTGTTTATCTTCGTATGGGGGATCTCGTTGATAAGTTTTCTCCTAGTAATCCGGTAAAGTTTCTCGACAAGATCTGTTCGGAACACTTCGAGAAACTCCTTGTAAAGTCTTATGCGGATATGGCACTAGCGACCAATGCCTATGAGAATCGCATGGAGATGGAACGGGAGGTAATCGCAGACCGTGGTATCTGGATGGCCAAGAAACGTTACATCCTGAACGTGCATAATAACGAGGGTGTTCAGTACGCAGAACCCAAACTCAAGATGATGGGTATCGAGGCAATCAAGTCTAGTACTCCGCAGGTCGTCCGTGACAAGTTCAAGGAGATCTTTCGGGTCATCGTAGAAGGTACCGAAGTAGATACACAAAAGTACATTCGAGACTTTAAGTCCCATTTTAAGACCTTACCGCCCGAAGCGGTTTCGTTCCCTCGGGGTGTATCGGATGTGACCAAATGGTCTGACCGTAAGACGGTGTACAAGAAAGGCACTCCTATCCATGTTCGTGGTGCGTTGATGTTCAACAAAGCACTCAAGGAAAGTTCTCTGACCAAACGGTACGAGACTATCAAGAATGGTGAGAAGATCAAGTTTTGTTACCTGAAGATGCCCAATCCAATCGGTGAGAATGTGATCTCCTATCCACTGAACCTTCCCCGTGAACTGGGACTGGATAAGTATATCAATTATGATATGATGTTCAACAAAACATTCCTTGACCCACTCACTCCCATTCTGGATGCGGTTGGTTGGGATTCTGAACCTCAGGCGTCACTAGAGGATTTCTTTGGTTGACAGGTGGTCAATTATTTGATATAATGTATCTATGAATTATGAATTAACTATATTTAAATCTCAGTTCGATAACAAGACTCACCGAACAATGTCTCTGAAGAGTTGGGACAAGTTCGTTGAGTTGTTGTATGGATTGAGTCAAACTAAAGGTGAAAAGGGTGGTAGAAATTCTAGTCCTCTTATTACTCCTGCTGTGTTTGAAGCCGATAGCACACGTAGTAATAAATCTACTTTATATTGGGGTGGTTGGTGCGCTGTTGATGTGGACAACCATAATTTTACTAATGATTTGGATTCTCTAAGGGGTGAATTAATTGATAGGTTTCGCGATCTGGACTTCATCTGTTATAGTACTGCTAGTTCTAGGGATCAGTATCTTAAATTCAGGATTGTCTTCCGACTATCGGAAACTATTGAACGAGATACGATCAAATCCTTCTGGTACGCCCTTAATACTGAAATTGGAGAAATTGGTGACCCGCAAACAAAAGATCTTGCACGGATGTACTATGTTCCTGCAATATATCCTAGTTCTACTAATTTCTTCTTCTCTCATCTGGGCGGCAATCCAATTAATGTGGGTGAACTGATTGCCAGACATCCTTATGTACAGAAGACCGGTAACTCTTTCCTAGATAGACTGCCACCAGAGATGCAGAAGGCAGTAGTAGAACATCGTAAGAATAGTCTAAATAATACTAACTTCAATTGGACTTCGTATCGCGATTGTCCGTTCTGGCCTAAAAGGTTGGGTATAGAATACCAGACCATTTCTGAAACTGGTTGGTATGCTAAAATGTACGCGATAATGATTGCGATTGCCGGAAGTGCGGTAAGTAGAGGTTACCCCATATCATCAAACCAAATCTCTCGGTTATGTGAAGAGTTTGATAAAGAAACAGGAAACTGGTACGAGAACCGTCCTCTCAGTGTAGAGGCAGATCGTGCACTAGAATACGTTTATAGGAACGGATAATGAGAAAATATTTAGTAACAGGTGCGGCAGGATTCATCGGATCGCAATTATGTAACAGATTAAAACGAGAAGGTTATTGGGTTATTGGTATGGATAATTACAATGACCATTTGTATAGTCCCACACTGAAACATCATCGTGTCGAACATTTTGGTATTGATGTCCTGAATGTGGATCTTCGTGATGAAGAAGCGATGGACAATCTCATCGAAGGTGTCAAACCCACAGATATTATTCACCTTGCAGCACATGCAGGTGTGCGTGATTCGTTCGGTAAAGAAAAACAATATCATGCAAACAATATCGATGGTACGCAGAATCTCATTGATGCCTGTAAGAGACATGCACCGGACGCACGTATTGTATATGCGTCAACCTCTTGTGTCTTTGCGGGTTCTGAACTACCTTGGACAGAAGGTAAAGAGACTGGTAAACAGTTGAATCCTTATGGGTGGACTAAATGGGCCAATGAATGTCAGATGCAGGGGTCTGGTCTCCACACTATTGGTCTGAGATTCTTTACGGTCTATGGCCCTTGGGGTCGTCCGGATATGGCATTGTTTGACTTCACCAAAAATATACTTGCCGAGAAACCAATAACAGTGTATAATTATGGTGACATGAAACGTGATTTTACATACGTAGAAGATATCCTAGATGGTATAGAATGTGTGTTGAATAATGATGTGGATGCAGGAGAGATCTTCAATATTGGTCGTGGTGCACCGGTACAACTTATGGACTTTATTTCAGAGATCGAAAAGAATACGGG